ATAGCAAGTAGCCCAAAGGTTACAGCGGTAATTACAGCAACAGTTACTTCTAATGTTTGGCTCGATTATGGAGAGCCAGCAGTGAAGATCATTACTAGCTTGATGGGTTTGACAGTTTTAGTGTTATTAGTTGTTAAGCATGCTTTAGACATTAAAAAAGAACACTTCTCAAATAAATAAACAAGGGTAAGAAATGGCACATACATTTTTATCATTGGATATGGATTTAATCCCTCAATCCACTAAGGATAATGTTCCTACATTTTACAGTGCGCTATTCTCTAATGATAACTTAAGAGTGCTAATTGACGGGCGCAACGATAAAGGCCAATTAGTTCACCCTATGGGTGTTTTATTGTCGTGGACTCAATGGAGCGAAAATCCTAGCGAGGTCGTGCAATTATTGCTTGATGATGCTATTGAATATACGGTAGAAGAATTTAACACGCTTAAAAATGATGTTGATTCTATCTGGTACGTTGAGCAAGAGGGTTTAATTTAATGGCTTGGGCGTTACAGTTCGATGGGGTTAATGATCACCTAACCAGGGCAACACCAGATAGCTATAATGGAAATCTTACTAATTATAGGTGGGTAGCAAGAGCAATAAGGGATAGCTCATCCAACTTATACTTTATTGGAAGAGCTGGAAGTTTTAATGATTATATATCACAGCAATCATCCGTATTTAGAATTAGATACGGGAGTAGTACAGTCTCATGGAATGCTACCGTTCCTGTCTCAACGAATGAAGTTGAATGGACTGTAACTAGAAATGGAAACACGCACGAGCTATTTATAGATGGAGTATCACAAGGTACTGTGTCTTCATCAGGAACAAGTTCAGCCGTTAAAGGGTACATAGGAAGGGCTAACAATAGCAATACAGCCGCTATAAAATTAATTAAAATGCAATTATGGGACGCTAACGTAGGAGGGTCCTTACTTAGTAACTATGATGCAACCAACTCAAGTCACGCAGCAGGAACGGCAGTATTGACTGATACTGTCGGAGGTAACAACGGAACAGGCGTTAACATGCCTACTGATGGTAGTGCATGGGTAGATTTAGGTGGTGGCGGTATATCTATAGAGGTGACTGAATCAGGTCCTTCTTTCACTGAGTCAATCAATACAAATCTATCTGTAAATATAACCGGTGCAATTGTAGAAAATGGGCCAGCGTTCACCGATGCAGTAAACGTAACATTAACCTCGTTAACTCTTCAGGCGAACATAGCAGAATCAGGGCCATCTTTTACTGAGTCGATAGCGGCAACATTAACTGAAACATTAACGATAAACACAGATATTGTAGAGCAAGGCCCCAGTTTTACAGAATCAATCACAGCAAGCTTGGGTGTTAACATAACATCAGTAATAACTGAATCAGGTCCTTCTTTCACTGAGTCTATCAATATAAGCGTTATAGGTGACAGGGTAGCGTCAATTGTAGAAAATGGTCCAAGCTTTACAGAATCAATAATAGCTTCTATACCAATTACAATTACAGTAAACCCAAAAAATATCATTAGAATGAAAAGAAAAGACAATACTGTTATAATTAAACGTAAATCAAACATCATAAGGGTAAGATAATGCAGCTAGCAATACAAGGGCGTAACGCCTCAATAGATGCCGTTAACACTTTGTTAAATGGCGGTACATTAGAAATAAGAACAGGAGCGCCAGCGGCAATAGACGGTGCACCATCTGGGACGGTACTGGCAACATTAACCATTAACGCAACAGCGTTCGGATCAGCATCAGCAGGTAGTGCAACATTTAACGCGATTGTTGACGTTGTAGCTACGGCAGCAGGTACAGCAGGACATTATGTGGCTAAAGATTCAAGCGGCAATGCAGAAAGAAATGGTACTGTAGGCGTAGAAATGACATTGAACAATACCACATTCGGCATTGGTGATGATGTTTCGGTTACTGGTTGGACTTATGCGCAAGGGACTAGCTAAAAATAAAAGCTATATAAATCAACGTTAAAGTGATAGTTTCTCACCCTATAGATAACCCGTTTAAAAGCGGGTTTTTATTGTGGTATAATTAAGTAAATACGGCATTTATACGGCATTATATGGCTAACAAGACACCAACAAAAACAAGCTTCACTAAAGCCAACCAACCAAAAGGTAGAGGCAAGAGTGAAAGAACAAAAATATTAGAATCATTCGAAAGGTTATCAAAGACCGAGGATGAATTTTATGACTTGTTGACGCTTAAGGCTTTTGATCCAGAGGATAACTTTAGCTTTAAAGAGTTACTAGTTAGAATGTCACCTATACCAAAAGCAACAAGTCCTTTGGTTAATTTTGATTTTGACGAGAAAGCAAAGCCACACGAGCAGTCTATGCAAGCATTGAGCGCAGTATCAGAAGGGAAGATACCTGCCGACTTAGCTCACATGTTTGTAACATCAATATCTGCAATGTTAAATATTCAAGAAAAGACTGACTTCGAAGAAAGGCTTAAGGCGATTGAAGATGCAAGCGAACAGGATTAATCGACTAAGCAAGATAGAAGATCAGTTTGCCTTTGGTAGTGGTGAATATAAGTCTAGTGTAATCGGCTTTGTTTGCCCTAAAAGCAAGAGCCTAACAGCAACCTATCATTTAGTTGGCGGCAAGTGGACACCCACAATAAAAGAACCTAACGCCTTCTTTCCTGAAATAGTAAAGCCGATGTTTTTAAATCCTAAAAGATTCATGGCATTGATAGGTGGTCGAGGCTCAGGTAAAACAATTGTAAAGGGCGATCATGGTTTAATTGGTATGCACGACTTAGGGCGAAACCTGATGTGTATACGAGAATTCCAATCATCAATAAGTGATAGTGTTCACGCTGTATTAAGTGACGAGATAAAAAGACTTGAATTAGATAACTACGATATAACAGAACGTACAGTTAAATTTACACACAATAATGCAATGGCCCGTTTCATGGGGTTAAGTAGAAACCCTGAATCGGTCAAGTCTGCTTTCGGGTTTTTAGATTGGTGGATAGAGGAAGCGCAGTTTTTAAGCGAGAAGTCATTAAGAACGCTAACGCCTACTGCACGTAAAAAACCAATGAAAGGTTTACCTGGTAAGCAAAAGGAAATCGACTCAAAAGAAATTGATATGAATGATGTACAGATGGTATTTTGTGCCAACCCTGCATCAAGTGAAGACCCATTCAGTCAAAGGTTTATAGTTCCATTTCAAGCTGAGTTAGATGCTCATGGCGTTTATGAAGATGAAATGCACCTCATTATAAAAATGAATTGGTCTGATAATCCTTGGTTCAGTGATTCAGGATTAGAGCAAGAAAGATTATTTGATTTAAAAAACTTGCCTCGTGGTACTTATGATTGGGTATGGGAGGGCGGTTTTAATGATGAGATTGAAAACGGACTAATTAAACCTGAATGGTTTGACGCTTGTATCGATGCTCATATTAAATTGGATATGAAAGAATTCGGAGTTTCAAAGGTTACACACGATCCATCTGATTTAGGTAATGACCCGAAAGCAACGCTTGTGAGGAAAGGAAATATAATCACTAACGTTATGCAGCGTACTGACCTAGATGTCAATGAAGGCTCTGACTGGGCGCTTGGTGTTGCTATAAATGAAAACGCTGACCAATATGAATGGGATGTTGGCGGAATGGGTGTAACACTTAAACGTGATGTTAACTCAGCATTGGAAAACAAAAGAATAACCGTTCATCAATTCAATGGAGCGTCTAAAGTTGATCATCCTAAATCAATATATGAATCATCAGGCGCTTCAAACATAGTTCAACAAAAAACATGGGAGCAAGTTTGTAGGAATTTACGCGCTCAATGTTATTTAAAATTGCGTGATAGGGTTTACAGAACATACAAAGCTGTTACTGAAGGGAAGATGACTAATCCGGATGAGTTAATATCATTCGCATCAACGTGCGAGAATTTAACAACACTTAGGGCTGAGTTATGTAGAATGCCGATTAAACCTAGAAGCGATGGATTATTCGAGTTATACACTAAAAAAGAGATGAGAGAGAAGTTTAAAGTTCGCTCTCCTAACTGTGCAGACGCACTGATGATGTCAGAGCGTATTCATGATATTATGGAAAGCACAGAAGACATTAATTTTGCGTCATTTTACTAAAGGGCTTGACGATGGCAGATGATAAAGACAATAACGAACACTTAACATGGTT